CACGCGCGACCGAATCCACCAGTCAGAATCCTGTCGGTCCTTATCGACCTCCGGCTTTAGATTTTTGACCGTTTGCAGGTAGTCGTCGCCAATTTGACTTGGCGGCGGATAAATCAAAGCCATTTTACACCCCTAATCCTGGGAAGGTTACAATCTCCTCCTCACCGGAGGCATCAAGAATAGTGGCCGTCAGTGCTGCGCCGTTCCGCGAAAAGTTGTCGGCGACCACGTCAATGCGCGAAGCTCGCCCGTCATCAGTCAAAGGTTGCAAAGCATTGACAGCCACGTTTTCAATCTTCTGAGCAGCATTAGAGGCCGGGCGCTTCTGGAGTAAATAGAAGTCCGAGCCATATTTGTCATCGGGAGCATATAGCCACTGCTTACGCTTAATTTTAAGCCTGAAGTAGGCCGGAACCTGAAGACTGTTGGTTTCCACGGGAGCGCCCAAGTTCATCACGTAATCGCCCTTCTTTGGGTCAATTTGCCAGCTTTGACTCATGTGAACCGCCCCCCGTCCTTGGCCAAGATTTTATCAGTATCCAAATTCTCTGTCTGAATTAACGTGAAGTCAGCCGCATTAATGGGTGGGCCCGTTGGTATGGGGCTCGTGACCGCCGGGACCAATGGCGGGATATATAAATGCTCGTGCGCAACAATAGCCGTTATGAGAGCCGTGAGAACCGTCTTTAAAGTCTCCCCGACCACCATGTGTTCAAGGTCCCCGTCTTTCCCAATGGTCAGTTCGTTGTTTTTGATGAAAATGGTATAGCCGCCGACGCTATAAGCGACGCCCTCGCCCTCATCGACGTCCGGCGCATCTTTATCACGGTGGCCAAGCGTAAGTTTATTACCTGGGTTCTCCCCCTGCTGCGCGGTCACGGCAATGAGGCCCTTCGGCGCGCGAGAGGCGAAGCCAAAGGGGTGCATAATCGGACGCGCGGGAATGGTCGGCATGCCAGGCATCAGGTTCTCAATGTCCTGTGTGGTCATCGTCGAATTGCCGGCGCTGCCCGAGGTGATGATTTTCAGCTGCAACTTAATCGCTTGCATTACCCAGCGCTTGTCTTCCGGTGTCATCATAGCGCCCTCACATCGCTCACAAGCGCAATTTGGCGGCAGAAGGTTAACTTCGACTGCGGCCCCATTTTCGGGTCCATCAAATATTCGACCTCGTAGCAAAACATGAGCTGGTCCACATCGTCGTCTTCGTATTGGATTTGGTAGACCTGATTCACGACGACCGGCTCTGCGCGATCGTTATAGTGGCCCATGAGGTTGACCTGGACCTTGAGCTCATTGAGATTGGCCTTCGCAATTTCGCGCTTCGCATAAGCCTGGAGAATCGTCGAGGCCCCCGCTTTCGTGACCGTCTCGCTTACATTTTGGCCGGCCACCAGAAGCGCGTTTATTTCCGCCAAGTCCTGCGGCGAGGCTCCCTGAGGAGTGGAAACAACGATCGCCTTTGGAGTCCGATGAGAGAAATGACGAAGGCGCGCGGGGCCGGCTGCATGATTGAGGAGCGCGGACTGCGGGATGTTCAAAGCCTGCACGCTTTCCTGGCCGTTCCAAATTGGCAAAATGATATTCGGAATTTGCGTGGAGGCGCGCGTGGACCTAATCGACAGAACATTCGATTGCCGAGCCGTCGAAAGGCAATAGAAGGTTCCATGCGATGAACCATACATATTAGGGCGGCCAACGTTGAGACTTCCATCTCCTTGCATCCAAAACCATATGTCCAGGCTCTCGCAGTATCGCTGCATGGAGGAGAGCTTGCTTTCTCCTGGCTGGGTGGCGGCAAGGTATCCCTTACTAGGGGCATTGTGGAGGATGGTGCGCGCGGGATTGATTCGAGTATTTTGGGCCAGTGCCGTAACGATCTGTGTAACGGTATAATTATTGCCGTAAATAATTTTAGAATCGAGCGAGACCGAGTCCTGGTCTTCCCATTGCCCCAACAGGTTGCGTCCGCTGATCGAGAGCTTTGTCCCGCTCCGCGGCTCGGTGTCCATATCAAGCTGGTCAATAATCCCACATGCCACCGCCTGGTTATTCGCGCGCAAAACGAAAATGTCGCCCTCGCGCGGCTTCCGGATTCCTTGCGCCCCGAGGCTTGCCTGTTTGTTGTAATAAACTTCGCAGGAGAAGGCTTCCACCGGGACTAGAATGCTGGACTTGAAATTGTAGCTGATGAACTTCTCAAACGTGATTTCCTTGGTCAGGTCCTCCAGCGGGTGAATGGAGAGCGAGACCGGCGGAGTTTTGCCATTGATCGTGACATATTTCAGCAGCGCCCCGTCATTCGGGGGAATGAATTTCACCTTGTCCAATTTCTTGACAGTGAAATTACTCACCGATTGCCACCTTCACGACAGTGCCCTTAGGGATAAAATTGAAGCTATCAAGGTCCGGGTTTAAAAACGAAATCGCATTGCTGTCGTCAGGCAGAATTCCATTGGCGAAAGCCACCTCGCGAATGCTCATGTCCTGAGGAGTGGTGTAATCCACAATGCGGACTTGGCTCGATTGCTTCCCAGCTTCGAAGGCGTCTTGCAGGTCATTCGCAGTTTGGCGGAGGTCAATTATATTGCTGTAAAATGCGAGCGCCCCCTGATTGTTACCGGCAGTTTCCAGCGCAAGAATGCTCTGAGAGATTTGGAAACGAACCGCCTCGATGTCCTTCTCAATGTGATCGACCGCGAGCGCGACCTGGAGAGCTGTGATCAATAGGTCGGGGGGAGCCGCGCCAAACGGATCGGTGGGCGAAATAACATTCGTCACTGAATTGGTAACAATCGCCCCGCTCGAAGACTGAAGGCCTCCCCCTTGGGTCGGTAGCAGCGCCGGGATGTTGCCGCCTGGGTTGAACGTGGCATTCATGTTGCCGACGACCTTGGAGAATGAATTCGTCAAAGTCTGCAAGCCTTGGGTGATTTGCAGCTTCACCGATTGCGCGAGGAAAATTTGGCCCTGAACTGTATTGATGGCGTTCTCAAACTTCACGAAGGCTGCGGTGAGCTTCGAAAGAAGGGTCGGCGCGGACTTGGTCGGGTTCTTCCCATTGATGGCCAGCAGGGCTTCCAAGGAATGCTCTGTCATGGTCAGCCGAATTGCCACGGCCTTTCGCTGGCTCTCCTGGTGGATCAGCTCGTAGTGCTCCATTCCGCAACGAATTGGGCCGCGGACAGGATGAGTGAGAAGTCCAGGGGTCGGCTCATTGAGAATGTTGAGGAGGGCCTTGAATGCCGCCAAATAGTTGTTGCCATGAAGCAGAATCTCAATGGTGAAATTCTCGGCTTCGCGGCCCATGTCATTTGTGAGTTGACCATCCAAAAATGGAAATTCAAACTTCGCCTTCCGCCTGCCGCCAGTATCAGAAATTTGATTGACCGCCCCGCCATAATCCTTCGCCGAAGTAAAAACGTGAAAGATCATTTCCTGGGGAGCCGAATTAAACGGCCCCGGTATACCACTGGTATACTTGCCCTCTTCGATTAGCCAATCCTGCGGAGCCGCCCCGACCACAGCTCCAATGACATTGGCCCCAAAGCTGCTGGTTGCGCGCGCGAAGTCTACCGGATTGTTTAAATCAAACTTTCCCATTAGTGCGCCGGTCCTCTCGTTGGCCCGTAAACTGGGCGAAGGTTTGGTTCCTTGGTCTCAATTTTGATGTTTACTTGGTCCTTGCTCTTCCGCAGCTGGGCCTTCTCGACCTGATAGCCAAACTTATTTTGAAAATAGTCGGTGGCATGCTCAGCGAAGGTAGCGTTCTCCCCGGCATCTTTGTACTTGATCGAAACCGCAGCAGCAGTGGCCGCGACAATGGCCGACGTGATTGGATTTGATTTGGCCAGATCGAGCATGGTTTTGGCCGCGCCCTTGGCCTTCTCTCCGCCTCCTGGAATATCAATTCCGCCCCCGCCGATTTCATTCGCATTGGTGACGAAAACCTTCTGCACCCCTTCTTCCAAAGTATCTTTGCGGACCTCATGCGCCACTGCGCCGCCGACTGTTTGCCCCAGGAGCTTCTTGGCCAAAACGCTGATTCCTGTGCCGACTGCAGTAGATGCCACAACAGCGCCCCCGGCGACCACAGCCCCGGCTCCGGCATGTCCGACCTGATTGGCCAAGAACTCGTTTATCTTCTGGCTCACGCCGACAGTCGTGCTTTCGATCCAACCCTTGACCGTATTTATTGAGCCGCGGAAGGCATCGAGCATTCCCATGGTATCGCGGAAGGCCGCATCAGTGTCCCGGCTCGCCTTCGCCAAATTGTCCAAATTGGTATTTACGTCATCGGCGCGTTCACCAATCCGGACCAAGCCCTCAGCAGCCTCCTCCGAAAACCCCGCCGTCTGGAGACTCGCGCGCGGGGAAATGCCGCGCTTCTCGGTTTCCTTAATGAATTTTTGGAGCGCGCCAACATCCAATTTGCCGTTTTTAAATACATTGAAGCCCTGCGCCTCCATGGCCATGCGCTGCTCTGTGGACTTGCTGAGGTACTCTTGTAGCGCCTTTGTAGCAGCTGGACCCACTGTTGTAGCAACTACGGCCATCTGCGCAATGGCTGCGGGACCAATCTTCTTCCGCAGGTCTTCGGGCATGGATTCGAAGATAGAATTCATCGCTCCAAGTATCTCGGTGGCGCTCTTTCCAGTGGCCGTAATGGCGGCCGTAACTTCGCCGATCATAGCCTGCTGGGCTTTGACGTCATTTAC